GTATCAAGGATGAACTGAAGGAGTTGGCCTTGTTCCTGTGGGCTGGACCAGCCGAAGATGTGGTCGTGTTTCATCGCTTAAAGATTTCTTTGATGTTCCTACTGTTGTCCCGATAATTGTTGGATAGGTGATAGACCTTGCAATGGTCCGCAAGTTCGCCCTGCTCGGTCATCTCCAGCATGGGCTTTAGTTCCAAGGACCAAATGGGTAGGGAGGCAAGGGATTCACGGTAGAGGCCGTTGTTCGGTATAACCTGCAACGCTTGCGGGTTGCGCCTCAACACCTCGGCAAGACGCTTGGTACTGAACATCCAAAAAGCGTGGTAGTTGATGTAAAACGGGAGGCTTGCGTAGGTCTTCCCGTTCCACTCCTTCCACATATTCGGTGTGGGATTGAATGTAATGTCGGGGCTAAATTCGCCTTCCACATTGGGGTAGGTTTCAATCCGAGTGAAGGACGGGTACAAGTTGTCCTCAAACATCGCGTCGAACTGTGCGGTGAAGTTGACGAATCCCTCCTTGGGAAGCATCATGTCGTCCTCGAAATACGCCACCCAGTCGAAGTGCTGGTACACCTCTGCAATCCTGTGGCGGTGCTTGCTCGTCAGTTCCCAAGGGTGTCCCATAGCCGTGTGGGCGTGGAAGGTAACGGGAAGGTGTGCGAGTTCTTGGGCCGCTTGGGCGTCGTTGGTGTCCACGAAGATTTCAGCCTGCACGGGGTAGGACTTGATGGCCTCAATGACCTTGGTCAAGTTCTCCACCCTATTGGGGTGGTGGTGGTAGGCGATATTGGCGAGCAGTTTCATGGTCAGAATGTGATGACGAATTTGCTTGGGTCGGGCCACCCTGGGTTGGGGTCGTACACGGTCATGCCTTCCCGCTTGCCAATCCAAGTTTCGGCCTGGTAGCGGTGTTCCCGAAGGGGTTCGCCCAGTTCCCGCACATGGGACGACTTGGCCCACCAAAAGTTTCCTGCAAAGTAGGGGTAGCCGTCGGGGTTGTTTTGGTCCGCTATTTGTGGGAATTGCTCGGTGGTGAGCCAATGCGTTCCAACGCAGTCCACTTTCTCCAGTTCTGCAAGGGAGCGTTCCCATGCCACGATGTTGAAGAATATCATAGACCTGCACCACATCTGCTTCACAAGCGACGGGTCAGCACCGCCCTTGGTGTGGGCGTACAGGTAGGCGGCATCCTCGGTTTGGCTCGCCTTGTACATCTCGGTCAGCGTTGCTTGCTCCCAAGCGTTCGTGCGGGTGACCACTACCTTGATTTTGGAAGCCACGAGCGAGTTGTCCAAGATTTCCTTGACGACCTTCCGCTGGTCGGGAGGACCGACGATGCCGACACGAATCTCGTCCAACTGTTCAATCAATCCGTAATTGCAAAGGGCCATCATGTGTTGGTGCATGATGAGTTGCCATTGCCCGCCTCCGCCGCAGTAAATGTGGTAGTAGTGGATGAGTTTCATTGGGTGAATAGGAGGGTTAAGATGCAGCCGATGAAGACCAAGGCCAGCACGACCCGACCGATGGCCAAGGCGAGGTCAAGGAGGGATTCAAGGTTCATGCCCCAAAGTTACACCACAAGATACTTGCCCGAGTTGCTCACGGCCAATTTGTTGAGGGCCACATATCGCAAGGCATCGCAGGCGTGGTTGTAGGAGTCAATCGGCACCCCCGTGTCCTTCCCGTCCTTGTCGGTGGCCCATGTGTACGAGCGGAGTTCTTTAATCAGGTTCACGGAATCCTTGGTGACATGAAGATTGAACCGCTTGACCACATCTATCCCCTGCCTGACCGAATCGGGTCCCTTGCTCGCTGGCTTGATGTTGAATCCGAGGCGGTAGATTTCCTCGATGCTCTTGGGTTCTGCAGAATCGGCCACAATCTCCCACGCCCTTGTGATGCCGAACTCCTTCAAGCGGGTGGCGATGTCGCTATTGGTCAAGCCCCGATGGTAGAGCAACTCATGCACAAACAAGTCGTCCCCCCTGCGGTACACGGCGACCAAGGCCGTAGGGTCGTTGCTGAACCCCCAGTCGAGGCCGTAGGCGACGAATTTCATCGTGGATGGGTCTATACCCTCGACAACCGTGTAGTCCCCGTATATCGCACCCTGTAGCGTCCCGACTTGGCCCAACCCGTACACCTTCCACCAGTTCGCCCAGTAGGCACTCGTTTCGGCTTTGGTGCGGTTCAGTTCGATGTCGTTGCGGATGGTGTCGGGAAGCGCTTCGTTGTCTTGATAGGTCAGGATGAGAAACTCGGCATCCGTTTCGGGGAGTACCTCCGTATGCGCCCAAAATTCGTGGGTGGGGTTGAAGTCGATGTATATCTCCTGCGAGGTACGGATGGCCAACTGGTAGTACGAATCGAAGTCGATATTGTTCGCCTCGTTTATGTAAAGGATTTGCCTCCTTGCCCCTCTTAGGCGGGCTTCCGAATCAGCGGAAAAGAACTCAATTGTGGAACCGTTGGCGAAGTTGTATTGCAGGAGCGTCTTGTTCCAGCGGTCGGGAACCCACCTGTGGGTCCATTGCATAATCTTAGCGAAGTCCTTAATTGCCCCCCGTCGTAGGTGTGGGACGGATTCGCTGACCACGGATATCTCCGACTTGGGATGACGGGCCGCATGGTCAATCAGCACCGCAAGGATGCCGAAGGTTTTGCTCGCACTTGTGCCACCTTGGATGACTTTTTTCCGAGCCGTCATCGCCCGAATCTTCTTGATGGCGGTGGTGTACTTAAAGTCCATTGTAGTCAGGACAGGGCTCGAACCTGTAAGGGTACCTCTTATGCTTATGCTGCCCTACGGTTTCCGCCGTATGCGTCTGCCAATTCCGCCACCTGACTGACACAAAGATACGAGCCTTTCGCAAACCCGCAATACTATTCCCCAAAAAGCGGCTGCTCGATGGTTACGCTGGTCTCCTGTTTTTCTACCAAGCCGTTCAATCGCTGCGTGATGGAGGGGTTGTAAATGCCCGCCATGCCTCCCTTGATTTGGTCGGCTCGGATGGCTTCCTTTATGCGCTGGCAGATTGCGGTAAATTCTTCGTATGCTCCCCCTTTGTTGTTAAAATAGTCCCTCCCCCCATCAGCAATACCCTTGTCCCAAAGGTGCAATTTAAACCCCTCCATGGTCAATGGGGCTTCTTTTTCCCGAAAGACCTCCACGGCTTTGGGGCCAATCCAATCTTTTACAAGGATGGGTTGCTTCTTTGTATTGACGCAATACTCGCTGAAATCTTCCCAAAGTTCTTGGGGGTTCGCAAATACCCGTGGCCTTCCTGCTCCCATCAATACTCAATTTTATCTATGAGCGAATCAATCTTGTCCACGATTTTCATCTTGACCGCAAAGGCGTTCGGGGAGTTGGATTCCTCCACCGCCCCGATGCAGTCGCAGAGGGTCGTGATGACCATCATCAGCGAATCCATGCGGGCTTGGACTTGGGCCTCATCGTTGGGGGCTTTAGTCGAGTTCGCCAAGTTCTCGGAGTTTATTTCGTGACCACCCAAGGGCCGCTTTGCCACCCCATAGCAGGTAACTGATGTATCCGCAGTCGCTGGTAGAGTCAGCGTTGTCGTAGTAGGTTTCTGCCCGATTAAGGTAGGATTGCATTCGCTTGATGGTTTCAAGGGAAATCCCCTCACCATTTGCGAGTTGCTGCGCCCTGACCTTGCCCGTCTGCGTGGCGCACTTGTTGCCATTGCGCTCGTTGAGTTCAATCCCCCGCTTGGCGTTATTGCGCACACCTTCGCCGTAGTCGGCATAGGTTTGGAACTGGTCACGGGTTGGGGTTGTTGAGGGCATGGGTAACGGTGTGGTGGTTGGCTTCGGCGAATTGGTCCGCCTCTTGGTAAATGTATTGGAGTGCCGATTTTACGCAGTCCGCACACCACCAATTCGTGTTGGGTCTGCCGTGGGCGACGAGGATGGTCTGCAAGTCGTGGACCGCTTCGGGGGAGAGCCGCATGAACAAGGCCGCCTGGTATTGCTCCCAATAGTGGCGGTGCTTGGTTGCCAGCAGGTACTCGTCTTGGGTCATCGGTTGGTCAGTTGCAGGATGACAACGGTTAGCCCCGCAGAGGCAAGGCCGTAAACGGGAGCGAGAACCCAACCGCAGGTGGGCAGGGTCAGGGCCACCGCCACCCAAAAGGTTAGGCAGGTGACGCAAGAGAACGGCTTGTGCCTTGCGAACCAGGTCTTGTACCAAGCCTGCGGCAGGACATGGTACTCCGCAATAGCAAGGGCGGTCAGCGAACTAATCAGCAGGGGAAAAATCAGCGTGTCCATGGGATTGAATGGCGGCCTTGATTTTGGCCTTGGCTTGGTCGATGGAATAGATTATAGAACGATACGGAATACCCGTGTCACGGGACAACTTCTTCATGTTGCCCGTGCGTAGGTGCAGGCGTAGCAGTTCCTTGTCGTAGGGGAACGCCCCGTCCTTCGCCCATGTGTCCATCTCGGCCTCGGCGATGGCCCAAAGGTCATCCATGAGGGAATCGTACTCGGACTGGGGGATAGGCGAATCGGGGTCCAGTTCTTCGAGCAGGTCGTGATGGCGGTACTTTTGGGCAAACTGGTTGTTCTTTCCTCGGTAGAGGTTCAGCAGCAACCGAACCACATAGAACTTGAAGTACCCCTGCGACTGGATTTGCAGGATTTTGGCGGGGTCTTTCTCCAGCAGAATCAGCACGCACTCCTGTTCCAAGTCACGCCAAAGCGGGTCGCCTCCCGTGATGGTCAGGCAAGCCTTTCGGATTTCGCCGCTTCGGTAAAGGTCAAGGATGATGGTGTCTGCGGATGCCATGCACAAAGATTGCAAAAAAAAGGGGTCAGCGGTTAGGCCGACCCCTTGGGCGTGATAGCGGTTTCGGGCTATTCTTCCTTCGGAAGTTGCAGAGTGTCAGTAATATAAGCCCCTTCAGCGGTCTGCAAATACTCTTGGGCGTTGTTGAAAACTTGCCTCCGTAGGTATCGCAGTTGAGGCTTGGCCTTGCAGTCGTTGTGGAAGGATTCCAAGTTGATTATGATGGTGGAGTAGTGGCGGTTCAGTTCCTTCCCGATAGCCATGAAGGTGAATAGGTACTCGTTGTAGGCGATGTCGGCCACGATGTTCCGAGCGATTACGCAGGGCCTTTCCCTTGACGGGGACCGCACTTGGTCGGGGGTGATGCCGAAGATGGCGGCCGTGGTGTCAACAAGATGATGGATGAGGGCTGGGGTCATGGCTTAATCTATTTCGGGTATTGGCATCCAGTAGGCGACTTCGTGGGTGAACCAGGTGTGGTTTTCGGAGTGCCACTTACCAGTGTACATATCACGCCAAGCAACGATTTGCAGTCCTTCAATATCAGTAATTAGGACGGGTTCGTCAAATAATTCGGGCATTTGGTCTTGGGGTCTTATCCAGGGCATGGCTTAGGCGTTTTTGGCTTGAAGGATGCGACCGAGCAAGGTCCAGTTCACGGACCAAGGCTTGATGGTTTCGGAGCGGTCGGGGCGTGAGCAAGACACGCACTCCTTGCGGATGTGGATTTGCCAGCGGCGGAAATCGGTGGGGGTTGGTTTCATGGGTTAGGGGTTTATGGTTTGGAATAATGTGTATTTCCCGCAAGTATCGGTCTTGATTTTTACTTGTGGCCCGAATCCGTTGCTCCGAGATAGCACATACTCGCAGGCGTTACCCTTCTCCCGCACCTCAATCACCTTCCAAGGGCGGTTGTTGGTGCAGGCGGTCAGCAGGAATAGGAGCAGTATGCGGCGCATGGTTAACGAGGCCAAAACCAAGTTGACTTACCGCAAGACCCCGTGACATAGACACGGCCCATAAGACCAAGGCGGGATGCGGTTTGTTCGGCAACAGTTACGCCATGCTCAAAGTTCATGCAAGTCAAAACAAGAGGCTGGCGGTTAAAGGTGGAGCATTCAATGCTTACTGAATAGGACAATGTTTTCATACTGTTTGGTTTAGTAGGTCAAAGATATAAACACTCTACCCACATTCAGCCAACACCCGCTTGAAATCTTCCACGCTTCGAATTACCTCGTACCTGTACCCAGCCTCCTGAACGACCCCCTGCCACCATTTTTGGGAGATGGACTGCTTGCCCTTGGGGTCTTTGAACTCCAAGAACACGGCCCCAGCGGCGGATAGGTATATCATGTCGCTCACCCCCGCAACCACGCCCATAGCTTTCATGACGCTCCCAGCATAGGCAGACGGTGCGTTGTTGTTTACTGTAAACAAGCGACCCCGCTGGTCGGGGAAGGTGTTCCAATGCCATTGGAAGCACTCGGCTTGAATCTTGAACTCTTGCATGGGTAAGTTATTTTAGGATTGGAAAACGGTCTTTATTGTGGAAGGCCCAGCCTGGCTTCCAGCCCATGTAGCGGATGAACTCCAAGGCTTCGGCTTTGCTCTTACATTGGTTGTGCAGCACCCAATAAGGCGAAATTACTTTGGCCTTGGCCAGTTGTGCCTTTTGGTACATGCTGCTGGTCGTGGCCAACTGCATGCCCTGGGCCTTGGTCATGAGTTGTAGCATAACGGTTTCGCCTATTTCCTTTGGTTTTCGTTCGTATTCAAATCCGCAATTTGGGCATTTCATAACAGCAATAGGGATAAGGGCATCACATCTTTCGCAGTTCTTAGCACCACCAACGCCAGCGGATTCTTTCTTTTTTTTCTTTTTCAAGGACCAATTTTGATGATCCTCCCACCAGCCATGGGTCTGCACGTTGTTCCCAAAGTCAAGGATCGTGAACTCCTTCTTGGTTGGTGTCACCCTGGAGCCACGGCCCACCATCTGCATAAACAAGGGCAGGCTTGCGGTTGCCCGGTATAGAATGACGACCTCAATGGTTGGCTCGTCAAAACCTGTGGTCATAAGATCGCAGTTGCAAAGGATAGCGTCGGGCGTGTGCTTGAACCATTCCAGTACATCGGCCCGGTCATGTTTGCTCATTTCTCCATCAACATGGCGGGCGTTATATCCGGCATAATGCAAAGCATCGCAGACCTCTTGACTGGAGGCGATGTTGCTCGCAAATACGATGGCCTTCTTTCCTTTGCAAATTTTGGTATAGTTCTGCACAACGCCATCATAAACTTGTCGCTCACTAAATCGTTCGGCCATCTGCTCGGTGTCGTAATCGTTGCCCTTCATACGAATACCGGAAAGGTCTAAAGTTACCCCGTAAGTGACGGGCCTGGCAAGGAACCCTTGGTTTATCAGTTCTTGAACTTGAACTGGTACATGCAAAAACTGGTAAAACTTCGAGAGGCACTCTTGGTTCCCACGACGCAGCGGGGTTGCGGTGGCTCCGATGACAACGGCATTTGGGTTGATGTACGGCAGCAATGGGTTGAAGGTCTGCTTGTGGGCCTCGTCAATGATGACCAAGTCCATCCGGTTCAGCAGGTCCGTGTATTCGGTTGCGTCCTTCCTACGGCTGAATGTTTGGGCCATGGCGATGAAGCAATTCCCCGAAACGTCGAGCCGGGTCTTGCTGGCCTCAATGAGGGTTGGCTTGATTCCGAACAGGTCCAGCGCACCGTTGGATTGTTTCAGCAGTTCCACTCGGTCCGTGAAGATGATGGCCTGCTTGCCTTTCTCCAAGGCTCTTGCGACCATGTAGGTAAACATGACCGTCTTGCCACTCCCAGTTGGGGCGCATAGTATCAAGCGTTTCTTGCCCTGGGCAAGGCTTGTCCGCATTTGGTCAATAGCGGCTTGTTGGTAGGGTCTTAGCATAGTTACTGATAGTTACTGCAAAAATTGAGTAGTGACTATAAAAATCTTCGTTTTTGATAGCGTGGTGGCCACTTATAGTCACATAGTCACTACATTCACTACTTTTCTATAGAGAATATATATATATACATACACGCACACACGCACACGCTTATATATCTCTTAAATGAAAATTGCGTTTTTAGTGACTATGTGACTATGTCAGTACGGATGTCGCTTATTATCACCGCCTTGCGAATAGTTACTACTATTCGTTTTAGTGACTATGTAGTAGCATCCTCGGTTGTTTCGCTCGGCTCGGCTCACTTTTTTGCAGCCAATGGACTTTAGAACGGCCCCAAGTTTGTTCGGGTTGATTTTTTGCTCGGTGTAAGATTCCAAGATGTTTTTGATTTCGGAGTTAGTCAGCCACTCCGCCCCGATGCCCTTGTTCTCTTTGTTTGGCATCTCAAAATAATTGAATAGCAATTCCTTCTCAACCGCTGGCTGGACGTTGTTTATGGTCTTTTCGTTCAGCATGGTGATTTCGGCCTTGGATAGTTGCCAGGCATCCGCTCCGTTGGTCTTGTAGGAGTGGTAGGCTTCAATGAATAGGTCGGTCTTATCGATGGCTGCATAGGCATCCCAATCAATGTGGCCCACCACGATGGGCAGAATCCTGCGGTTCCCGGTAAGGTCGTTGATGACTTCCTCGTCGTTCGATGTTCCACAAAGCACCGCATACCTGGTCAGTTCTTCGTGGACCCGTCCGTAAGGCTTGCGGATGCTAAAGGTCTGCTTGGAGGACAGTTCCTTCAGTTTCTTGGCCTCCTGCTTGGATTTGCCGCCGAACTCGTCGTCGCACAGGATTATTTTCTTGCACATGAGAATTTCGTCATCCTTCCCGGCATCCAGTTTGGATTCCCCGTAGTAGGACCGCAGTTCCGATGGGAGCAGGTTCCGAAAAAAGTTGGTCTTGCCGATGCCCTGGTCCCCGCATAGAACCAAGATGGACAACGAATACTCCCCGTGCATGCTTGCAACCACCGAGCAGAGCCACTTGTAGATGCAGAGTTGCATGAATGCATGCTCCACATTTGTGGCAACGATGGTATCGGTCAGGGCTTTGATGCAGCCAGTTGGGGTCCGGTGTCCGTTCTTGGCGAAGAACTGCATGAATGGGTTGTACGTCGGGGTATGGCTTGAATCAATAATTGAGTTGATTAATTGCATGTTGACCTCCTTCTTACCGAACTGCTCCAAGCAGTCCGTAAACAAATCGTTGATGTCAACGTCGGTGATGGGTTCGCCTTTCAGTTCGATGCAACGGGTTACCTCATTGCGCTTTAGGTCAAAGGACCTCAAGTAAGCCTTGATTTGCTTTAGCGGAGTGTCCTCGGTGTCAGCGGATTTCAGTTCCGTGGTATCAAGGGCCATGGTGTTGGCGACGATTTCTTCCAACTGCTCCACATTTATTTGGTCAATCTCTCGAAGAATCCGGATTGCAGTTTCGCTGGCTGCGTTGATGTCCTTCGGTCCTCCGTTGGTCCCGACCCGCATGCGGTGGGACTTGGCGGTTGACACAATGTGCTTGGTCTGCTTGGTTTGGATTTCGACCCCTGCGTTTTTGGCGAGCCACATGAACGAAGCGAAGGACACCTGGTTCTGCTTGGACTGGCAGAGTTGCTTGTACTTGCGGTCGCAGGCTTCGGGGTTGTACTTCGGGGATAGTGCCGAAACCCGATGGAATAGGTCCGCCCCCGGCTCATGGTACTTTGCAGCAATGGCAAAGCCAATCTTGACCCAATCGGCATACGAATCCGTAAGGTCAATCCGCTTGGCCTCCAGTTGTTGGAGGATGTGTTCGACATCGTGTTCGCCGTGTGGATAGAACTTAGGGACGGGTGCGGCCTTGACCTTGGGTAAGTAGGTCTTGAACACCTGCACATTTTTGGAGGCGATGAATGCGTCCGGGTCAAAACTCACAAACCTTAGTCGGGACACATCCTTGCATGCAGGGTCCACAATGATGTGGAACTTGTCCGCAAGGCGTTTCTCCAGGGCGAAAAACGCTTCCAGGTGGCGGTCCGGTTCGATACGGTAGTAGGCCGCATAGCCTTCCCCACCTGTTGACTTGTGCAGAGCGTAGAGAAACTCATCTTCACAGATTGCCAGCACGTCAACGCCTTCGTTGTCCTTGGCATCGATGTCGATGCAGAGAATGCCCGAATGCGTTTCAAGACCTTCTTTGCCCTGCTTCTTGAACTTACCGCTGGGCGTTACGGCGGTGAGCCTTCGTTTGGTTTCCTCGGTTTTGGCCTTACGGTAGGCCATGACTTCGGTGTAGAAGATGCCGTCCTTGATGTCCT